TTGGTCAATGGGTATTAGTTTTTCTATATCAGGAACATAGCCAATTTCTTCGCCAATTTCTCTGTATAATCCATCTACTATCTTTTCGTCATTGTTAATTTTTCCACCAACAAATGCCCAGGTATTTTTAAAACTAGTGTCGTCTCTGAGTAAAAATAAAAATCTTAGTGTGGACTTAGCGAAGAAAACAGCACCAGCACTCTGTCTTAAATTACTAATTGCCAATCCCCCGCCTTATACTCGCCTTCATAACTTTTAACCCAGGTTTCACCAGTCCATTTGTACTGTATACCAGTATTGGTGTTGGTTGCATAATGTATTCCAGAGTCTGTACTACTATCAAACGCTACATTCCATCTAATGCCATCATATTGTATGATGTCGTTAGGGCTGGCAGTAAAGTCATTGCCAGCTGTATCTTTCCAAGCATCTGGCCCGTCTGTATTACTGCTATCGCCAATTCCTTTAAGAATTAAATATCTTTGCCCAGTAGCTGATGTAGGTAACCCTGCGTCTGGCCCTACTTTTAGAGGATTTATAACTTTTAATACTGGAGGCAAGTCATTTGTAGGTATAGTATCTCCGTCAACAGTAAACAGGAGTTTTGTATCGTCACTAGGATGATGTGCAACTGTTCCTACAATCTCTCCTGCGCCAAAGTCAAGTCTAATTTGACTTATGCCAGCTTGTAACTCACCATATTGGTTAATTACTGCTCGCCAAGTAATATCATCTACCCCAATTTTAACTGGCGGATCGTTCTCAATGCTTGTTGGCTCTACTTTATTAGTCACTGATTCTTGAATTTCAAGGATAGTCAATGTATTGCCTAGGAGTAAAATTCCATAATTCATAGGTGCAAATTTCATTCTAGTACCCATTAATATATCTTGATCTATTACACCGTCAGCAAGATCGCCGCTTTCATCAAAAATGCTAGCAATAATTTTATTAACAACTCCAAGTTTTTTAACCTTAGACGGTGGTGAAATCCAAATTGGAACATTAAATATTAATGTAGAAATATCAATCTGCTCATCAGCACCAACAGGCACTGCTCGACTACTCCAAGTTGTTCCAGTTAATTCAATATAACTTAAACTTCCCCAATCTAAGTAGTTGTCTGTGCTTTGTATCTCAAGTGAAGGATTAAATAAAACTAAAATTTGTTCTAGTAACTGCAATTTCTGTGTAGTGTTACTAGTCCAAATATCTACATTCAACGTTAAGTTGTACGGAACAGGCATTAACCGTTCTACTGTAAACGCATTACCTTGTTGCGTAGTATATTCACCTGAATCTTGATCAAATTTTCTCATACGGATATGACGTTTGTCCACAAAAGTAGGATCTTGTCGTCTATCTGCTGTATACTCCAAAGCATTAATATAGCAACTAATCATTGGAGTTGGAACAATTTTGTTTTCACTGTTGTCTCTTAGGAGACTAGATACTAGTCTAGTAGCATCGCCGTACTTAACAGGCACAGTTTGCAATGTAGTATTGCCTTCTCTATCTTTGCCAAATTCAACTTGGAAGTTTGAAAATGCACGAATAAATTGTAGTAAGAACCTGCGTATTTGATTATCGTAAAAAAACTGTTGAGGCATTATTCATCTTCCTGAATTTCTAAGGCCTTGCTTAATGCTTGACGCTGTGATATCACAGTGTTGTCATCTTGGGTAGTTGTTGCAGTGTTATTAATAAATCCTGAGCTAAGGCTAGTGCTCTTTCCTGGTGTTGGGTTACTTCTAACATTGTCTTCAACCTTAACAAAACGTGTGCCACTGAAACGGAATAGTCTATTTGGTAAAAAGTCCATTCTAAGAACGTAATCACCTTCAACTGCATCAGTTGGGAAACTAGTGCCCATTGATACTGCTTCACCGTTAGGAGCAAGCCCGTCGCCAACTAAGTATCCGCTGTATGCGTTAGAATTCTCTGGGCTTATGCGAGTACTATCAGCAGTTATTAGAGTACTGTCAGATGTCTGATTGGAATCATCAGCAGTGTACCCCAGTGGATCCATGGGTTTGCCAGTTGAATCTGCTGGAACCACATAAAACTTGCTAGTATCGTAACCGCTCTTGGGAACCTCAACTTCTGCCTGCTCTACTACTTTCTTAGTAATCTCAAGCTCTTTGGAATACGTGCTGAGAAGATCTCTAAGCGTACTACCTGTGCTTTCTCCGGTGTTCTCGTCAATCTGTATCTTATTGAGTATATCTTGATATTCTTGACTGTCTACTAATGGGGTGCATTTAACCCGCCATAGATGAGGCCACCAAGTAGGGCTATACCCTTCTGTAGGCCTTGTTCCTTCTTGAACAACGTAATAGCGTTTAAGAGCAACTTCAAGACTTGTATCTAAACTGTTGTAATCTTTTAAGTGCGGTAATTCTAATACATCACCACTCATTAAACTTCGACCTAGTATGCTAGCCATATCAGCAAGATGGAACGTAATAAACAGTGTGTCATTTTGCAAAAATAAACCAAATTGGCTTAAATCGAAGTCGGTATCAGCAACATTATATAGCCCACGTATGTTGTATACGTCTTGATCGTATTTGCGATCTCTATTTTCTAAGAATAAAAAATCTTGGATAGCAAGGGGATCATCTTCTGCTGCTTGAGGTTGACTAAGGTCTGTGCTAGTTCCTTGATTTAAAATTCCTAGGTATTTGTGAACATGTATTCCTGTGCCACCCACAGTAAATTGCTCTTTAATATTGCGATCAAAGAATTTAAAATCATTGGAATGAGTTCCCTCTTTCCACATGGATATCCTAGGCATATTTAGAATCCTTAACTAGTTATAGTATTTATGTGGATCTTACCCCATAAATAAATTGAAGTTAATATCTTAATATGCTAATATATTAACATATTTGTATATAATAATGCATATACATGATAGGAAATTTTATGGGAAAACGCACATCTTATGTTAAGCAGTTTATATCGACGGAAGAAATTGCATCTATTAGGGGGTTTTATGAAAAAATGGATCCGGCGCCTAGCGGTGGACCATGGAAAAGTAGCACAGTAAGACTTGGTCATGAAGGAGCATGGGATAGATCGTTGCATTTAGATAAACCAGGATTTATCCCAGGAAAAATGATCGTTGATAGGCTGCAAAGACAATTTGGTGACTTTGATGTCTATACTTCGTCAATTCGATATTTGGCTGCACCGTTTGCGCCTCATAGTGATGTAATATCTGCCGATTGGCTTTTAAAAAAACGTGCAACTGGATTACTGCCTGGATGGAAGTTTCTTATTCCATTAGCATGGATAGATGGCTACAACCCAAAAACTTATATTTTTTCTAATCCTCCTGAGAACAACGAGAAGTTATATTCTGAATACCAGCACGATTTACCATACATAACTAATGAACAAGACAGTAAGAATTTCTCTATTAAGACTATATTAGAGTGGGAAGAGCCTGGTGACTTATTAGCATGGGAGGATTTTCAATGGCACTGCTCGAGTAATCCTGACGGAATGGAATATAATCTGACAGATTGGCGATCAGCATGTAAAGAGTTTATATCTGTTGAAACTATGAGAAAAAGTTAATTTTTTATTCCTTTTGGTTGACTATCTGCTAGTCCGTGTTATTATAGTTATAGTTAGAAAACACAAACAAAGGATCAAACAATATGTCTACACAAATAAGAAATGTTAACCAATCAATGGCACAGACACGCTTTTGGGGTGGTGAAAACCGCGGTGTTTGTTTGCAAGTCACACAGAAATCTTTGGGTAAGGCCCAATTCTTAACGTTGACTAAAAAAGACGCTGTATTGTTGGCCGCAGAGTTGACTCTGTTTGCCCAAGGACATGAAGTTGTAGATCACGGGGCGGGCATATGAGCAAAGAAGTCGGTGTTAAAGACATTATGGGAAACGTCATAGACTTTAAAACAGGAGTTCCCATTACACAACTCCAGCGTGAGTGGGTTGAAACAGTGGCTAACGAGTCTGTAGATAATCTAGATATGGCTGACATTATGGGCCTAATCGACGATATGGAAAAGTTCTATGGACCTAATCTTCCAGTAAAATCATAAGAATGGTTGACTATCTATATTTCTATGCTACTATGTAGTATAAGTAGAAACAGGAGAATTTTAATGGCAACACCAAAAAACTCACTTCTAACGTCTAAAAAGAAGAAAAAAGTCGCAGTTAAGACAAAGAAATCAGGTGTATTAGCACTTGATGCATCACGTGGATTGCTCTATTTTACTAGGGCCTTTCATACCGAGGTTGACACAAAGACTTGTACTCCAATTATCAAATCATATGTTAAAAAGAAATTTGATAAAGAGACAGCTCGTGCTATACTCGCCAATCCTGATTATAATTTTTCATACAATCACATTGCAGCTTATTGTTACTACGATGGGCTATCTGATGTTGAAGCAATCCCTGAAGAGAACCATGTGTGGATGGCAAAACGCTTTGCTGACCTAGCAGAATCTGGCAGACCTTTAGTTAAGGAAGTTGAAGTTAAGAAGAAGGTTGATGTTTATAAGCCTACTATACAAGACAGGATGAACGAGCAACTTAGTGAAATTATTGGCGACCTTGAAGTATTAGTAGACATGCAACCTAGTTCAGACATTCCTAAAATGTTTGAATACCTAAAAACTAATACAGTAGCCCAAGCACATATTGGTAAGATCCGCAGTTATTACGAGCCAATTGCTGCTGAGTTTGCATTGTTGCAATCTATGCCTACTGCTACTCAGCTTAAAAAAATGAGTGAAGCAGAACAAGATAACTGGGAGCAAATTAAAGAAGGATACAGCAATTTAAGTAAAAAAGATGTAACTATGTTTGTGAAATTCTTTGACACCATGTTTAGCGATCTTGATGCATACGCTAACCTTAAGAAAGCAAGCCGTGCAGTTCGAAAACCTAAGCCTAAAAGTGCTGATAAGATTGTGTCTAAGTTAAAGTTTAAAACAGACGATAATCGTTATAAGATTGTCAGTATTGACCCTACTACAATAGTAGGTGCTACTGAACTTTGGGTGTTTAACACTAAAAACCGCAAACTAGGCAAGTATGTAGCAGAGGAACATACGCAATTTACAGTTAAAGGAACAACTTTACTGTTTTTTAATGAGAAATTAAGTACTCAAAAAACATTGCGGAAGCCAGAAGCACAACTCAAGGAGTTTGGTAAAGCTGGCAAGATAGCATTGCGTACATATATGAGCGATATTAAGGCAACTGAGACAAAAATGAACGGCCGCCTAAACGAACACACTGTGTTACTAAAGGTTTCTAAATAAATACTATACAAAGCAGGGGAACTATCCTTCCCCTGCTACAATAGGAACTTTTATCGATGGCTGATCTAACCACATTACGAAAAGATATTACTGATTACATTTATTTCCGTTTAGGCGGCGATATGGTTGACGTTGAGCTTGACCCTTCTCATTATACTATGTGCATTGATCAATCAGTGCGTAAGTATCGACAGCGAGCAGGCAGCAGTGTTGAAAGTAGCTATCTGTTTCTGTCTATTATCGAAGAACAACAAGAGTATGTCTTGCCAGACGAAGTGCAAGAAGTTAGACAGGTATTCCGTCGAAGTGTTGGTAGTTCAGGCACCGGTACAAATTTTGAACCATTTGAAGCGGCTTTTGTAAACACCTATCTGCTTCAAGCTGGGCGTGTTGGTGGCCAAGCAACCTATGAAATGTATTACCAGTATCAAGAGATGAGTGCTAGAATGTTCGGCGGGTTTGTTAATTTTGAGTTTAACCCAGTTACTAAGACAGTTACATTACTCCGTAAATTTAGTGATAGCGGTGAAAAGGTTGTACTATGGGTGTATAATACTCGTCCTGAATCAGGATTATTACAAGACAAACAAATTCAACCGTGGATTCAAGATTATAGTTTAGCACTTGCAAAGTTTACACTAGGCGAAGCACGTAGTAAGTTTAGTACTATTGCTGGACCGCAAGGCGGCACATCACTAAACGGCGACACACTTAAAGCAGAAGCCCAAGCAGAGATGATGCAACTCGAGGAAGATCTCAAGAACTATATTGATGGTTCAGACCCACTCTCTTTTATTATTGGCTAATTACACAAAATAATGTTATAATAA